ACTCTCCGTATGCGTAGCCGCAGTTCAAACCGAAGCGACAACAAATAAAAACCGATGGAGAAGCAACTTGGAAATCCTTGAAGACAAGGCACTAATATTCAGAACTAGAAACCCAGAAAAGTACAGCATCATTCCTAAACACAAAGTCATTGAACGTGATGACGGTGGGTACGATGTTGCTGTCTACTGGGGACTAGACGAATGTAGGGTGCTACGCAACCTCGGCGTGAAAGATGTGCCCTCGCCAATCACACGCAAGTACAAGTGGCCGGGTCGTTACAAACCTATGGCACATCAGATCGAGACTGCTGCCTTCTTAACTATGCATCGCAAGGCGTTTGTGTTCTCAGAACCTGGCACTGGCAAGACACTATCGGCGCTATGGGCGGCTGACTATCTGATGCAACGCGGTGAGATACGCAGGTGTTTGGTTCTTTGCCCTCTGTCCATCATGCAGTCTGCATGGCTGGCAGACTTGAGCAACAGCATCATCCATCGCTCTGCCATCGTCGCTCACCATACGCAGGCTAGTCGCCGCATCGAGATGATTCAACAAGACTACGAGTTTGTCATCGCTAACTACGACGGCTTGAACCTGATAGCTGATGAGGTGCGTAACGATGGTAGGTTCGACCTAGTGATCGTCGATGAGGCTAACGCATACAAGACTGTGACGACCAAGCGGTGGAAGTCATTGAAATCAATCCTCACGCCCAAGACCCACGTATGGATGATGACTGGTACACCTGCATCGCAGTCACCAGCAGATGCCTACGGCTTGGCCAAGATCGTCAACCCCGAGGGCGTACCCAACTTCTTTACATCATGGCGCGATAAGGTGATGAACAAGATCACCCTGTACAAGTGGGCGGCAAAGCACAACGCTGCCGATCTTGTGCATGAAGCACTGCAACCAGCGATACGCTTCAGCAAGGCGCAGTGCCTTGACTTACCCCCAGTGCTGACCACCACACGCGAGGTTCCTCTCACACCACAGCAAGCCAAGTACTACAACATGCTCAAAGAACGTATGCTGGTGCAAGCCGCAGGCGAGACGATCAGCGCAGTCAACGCTGCCGCTGGTGTGAGTAAGCTGTTGCAGATTAGTTGTGGTGCTGTGTATACCGACGAGAAGGAAGTCGTTGAGTTCGATGCCGCCCCACGCCTTGGTGTGCTGGAAGAAATCTTGGATGAGACTACACGCAAGGTAATTATCTTCGCGCTGTTCAGGTCAAGCATAGACACCATACAGAGACACCTGACCAAGAAGAACATTGCCAACGAGTGCATCCACGGCGGTATCACACCCAGTAAACGTGCCGACATCATCCACCGCTTCCAGCATGAACCAGACCCTCGCGTATTGGTAATGCAGCCGCAGGCTACGGCGCACGGTATCACGTTGACTGCGGCTGACACCGTAGTTTTCTTTGGGCCACTGATGAGCGTAGAGCAGTACATCCAGTGCATTGCACGGGCTGATCGCAAGGGGCAGAACTCCGACAAGGTGACTGTCATCCACATCCAAGGCTCACCCATTGAGCGCAAGATGTTCAAAGCATTGGAGGGAAAGGTAAGTGAGAACTCACTCCTAACTCAAATGTTTGAGATTGAAATAAATTCTTGAAAGGAGTTGCAAAACAAACGTAAACGTGTAAACTGTCCAACCTTAGACAAACAATAAAACAGGAGAAGTAATGGAAGACACCAATATTCCGCTCGACAAACTCGTGAAGATTTACCGTAAGATAAAAATGGAAATCGACACAATGACCCAAGAGTACGACACCAAACTGGAAGTACTCAAGAGTCAACAAGACGAAATCAAATTTGAAATTAAAGATCAGATGAAGGCGCTGGGCGTCTCATCTATTAAGAGTCCCTTTGGGACTGTGTCCATGATGCTCAAGACACGCTACAACACAAACGACTGGTCGTCGTTCAAGGATTTCATCCTTGAGCACAGCGCAGTTGACTTGCTGGAGAAGCGTGTTGCTCAGACCAACATGGCGCAGTTTCTTGAAGAGAACCCGGGGGTTGTACCGCCGGGGTTGAACTCAGTTACTGAGTTTGAAATCCGTATCACCAAACCAACCAAGTGAGCTTTTTATATGACAAACATAACGCTTTTTTCGTCTGCAAACGTACCTGCATTTGCTCGTAACAACGAGTTGTCCGACACCGCTAAAGCCCTCACAGGCGGCAGCGTATCCAACGTCAAGCGCATCTCCATCAAGGGTGGTGTGTTTCGTTTAGTAGCTGGTGGCAAAGAGATTGCCGCAATTGATGATCGCCATCTGGAAGTCATCATTGTGAAAGCTGCCCCCAAGGTTAGCCGTATCTTCTACTCTGCATCCTACGATGCTGACAACATCACCGGCCCTGACTGCTGGAGCAATGATGGTGAGCGCCCTGACCCCACTGCGGATAACAAGCAGTCTGAAACCTGCATGAGTTGCCCCAAGAACATCGCGGGTTCAGGTCAAGGCAACAGCCGTGCTTGCCGCTACCAACAGCGCTTAGCTGTTGTGCTGGCAAATAATCCTGAAGGTGATGTGATGCAGTTGACCCTACCAGCCACTTCGGTGTTCGGTAAGGAAGAAGGCGACAAGCGTCCTCTGCAAGCCTATGCACGCTACTTGGCGGTGCAGAACCCTCCTGTCAACCCCGAGCAGATCGTGACCGAGATGCGCTTTGATACCAAGGCTGAGTCTCCCAAGCTGCACTTTAAGCCTGTGCGCTGGTTGACGGACGACGAGTACGAAGTCATCAAAGCCCAAGGCGAGACCGAAGACGCCAAGCGTGCGGTCGTTATGACCGTGGCTCAGAGTGATGGCGTGAAAGCCAACGCTCCCAAAATGGTGCTGGCTGGCGCACGCCCTATGGGTGAGTTGACCAAGGAAGAAGACGCTCCCGCGTATGAGCCAATTGCCGCTAAAGCCAAAGCCAAAGCCAAGCCTGTGGTCGATGCTGAAGATGAACCCGAAGTCCGCAAGGATGCCGCCAAGCCGTCCGCTGTGCCTGCCAAGAAGGGCAAGCTTGCTGACATCGTGTCCGACTGGGATGATGAATAACTAGGAGAAGGGGGCTTTGGCCCCCGCACTATGGCCTACTCACAAAAAACAATCGACGCGATCATGCGTGCCCCCAAGACTCAAGGCAATCAGCTTGGGCGGTGGGCGGCGCATCACAACTTCTCAGTTGTTCGCATTTCAAAAGCGTTGGGTGTGTCAAGACAGACTGTGTACAACTGGTTCGAGGGTGGTGACATCTTCCCTGCTTACGAGCACCGCGTTGATACGCTTCTCACATTCCTACAACAATCACACTCAGCCGACGAAGCATGGAGAAAAATATGTCAGCACTACAACCTCGTACCTTAAGTAATCAAGAACTCATCAAGTACTTTGCCATGTACATGGACGACACTGAATTCGGTGCGCCTATTGAATGGCAGATCGAACTTCTGCGCCGTTTCACTGCTGTTGCACCAGAAAAAGATTTCCCCCTGCGCGACCCCAACCAACTCGACCTGTTCTCTTAAACCCAAAGGATTCCCATGACTCCGCTTGAATTTCTAGCGGTGGTTTTGCCGTCTCCGGATAACGGGTTGTACTGCGCGGCAGAGCTAACTACAAAGAAAAAAGAACACACGTTTGTTCAATATATTGAGGAGATAGAACCAACCGTAGGTAAGTGGGTTACACAGAACAAGGACATCTATTTTGCGTTGTCCACATTTGAGAAGTCGGGTAAGCGCACAGCAGAGAACGCTCGCCACATTCGTTCCCTGTTCATTGACATGGACGGGTATGAGAACAAGAAGGCTGCTGCCTTTGCGCTAGATGGGTTCCTTGCCAAGACTGGGATTGACCTCTTAGGCAGTCCCTACATTGTGAGTTCAGGTGGTGGACTGCACTGCTACTGGCCATTCACAGAAGATGTGGAGGTCGATGAGTGGAAGCCTGTTGCCGAGAACTTCAAGCGCCTGTGTAGACAAGAAGCTCTGAGTATCGACATGACTGTGACCGCAGATGCGGCAAGGGTGCTACGCATCCCTGAGACGTTCAACAACAAGGCCAAGTACGCTACGCCGCGCCAAGTGCGCATACTAGCCGAGGGCGACAAGTTTGACTTCCACGACCTTGCCAATCACATTCAGAGTCAACTCAAGAACGCACCACCACCCATACCTCCCAAGGGTAAGACCGACCTAGCGTTGCCGGGCAAGCGCCCTGAGATGGCACTGTCAGCGACAACAGTCAAGCTGTTTGAGAACAGCGTCACGAAGTTTAAGCACATCTACAAGAAGACCAAGGATGGCGTGGGCTGCGATCAACTCAGGTACTACGCTGAGAACGCAACCGAGGATGGCATGGAACCGTTGTGGCGCGGGTGGTTGAGCATTGCACAGAAGTGTGAGGATGTGGAGAAGGCGGCAGTATGGCTGTCCGACCTGCACCCCTACCCTCATGAGCGTATGCATCAGAAGTTGGCTGAGATCAAGGGGCCATACCCCTGCGTGAAGTTTGACTCAGAGAACCCCGGCATCTGTGACGGGTGTCCACATCGGGGCAAGATCACCAACCCGCTAGCGCTTGGGCGTGAGACAGCGGTGACCACAGCCGAGACCACCATCAAGGTTGAGGGCAGCGACAAACAGATCGTCAGACCCGAGCCACCGCGTGGCTACGCATACGGTATACGTGGCGGTGTATTTATGGAGAAGGAAGACTCAGACGCTAACGGTCAAGTCACCAAGCGTCAGATCATGCTGTTGCCCTACGATATGTTCCCTGTGGACATCTTGAGCCATAACGGTGAGCACCTTGTGCATATGCTGGCGGTACGTGACTACAAGGTGCAGGCTGTGTCGTTCCCGCAGAAAGCCGTGGTCAGCAAGGACGAGACAGTCAAGGCGCTGGCACAACAAAACGTCATGGCTACATTCGGCTCGGGCAACGACAAGAACTTGTACGACTACGTGCGTGCTTGCGTGGAGAAGATGAGTAGCGAAAAGAAGCCCATTGAGGTGCCCGACCACTGCGGCTGGCAACCAAATGACACATATGTTTGGGGCGGAAAGATTTACTCTCCGAATAAAGAGCCAATCGAGGTGCCGATGCCCGGCCTTGAGAACATCACAATGAACTCCAAACCTGCCGGAACACTGGAGAACTGGCGCAGGTTTATTGACTTGCTGGTGCGCAGGAAACTGTGGGATCACTTAGCCATCATCCTTGTGGGCGCTGGCTCACCGCTGATGCGCTTCACAAAGCTACACGGCTTGACTGTTCACTGTGCCTCGACCGACTCGGGTACGGGCAAGTCACTGGCGCTTGAGGGCGCTGCATCTATATGGGGTCACCCTACCCACTACCGCACAGGCGCAGGCACTTCTCCTGTTGCGATGCAACAAAGGCTTGGCCTCTTGCACAGCAACCCACTCATCACGGATGAGATCACGAGCAAGAACCGCGACGAGTTTGAGTGGTTCCCTGCCTTCTTGCTTAGTATGACCGAGGGGCGCGGCAAAGAGCGCATGGAGTCTGGAGCCAACAAAGAACGCTTGAACCTGTCTACATGGGCAGCGATGGCG